TGGCGGGACTGTACCTATTGTTGGCGTATTCAACGGGTGTCAGTACACTGACCCCACAACAGGAGAACAAAGGTTCTCTAATTATTACCCTGCAAGCACTAATGCTTCTGATCTTATTGCCTTTATCATTGATGACCCAATGGTTGTTTTTGAAGTGCAAGCAGATGCAGCATTTCCAGTTGCTGACTTGTTTGGTAATTTCGACGTTGTTTACACAAGCGCTGGTAGTACAACTACTGGTATTTCAGGCTCTGAATTAAAAGTAACTGATGGAGGAACTGCAACTACGCTTTCTCTCAAGGCTATTGATATTTCTGAGGACCCTGAGAATAGCGATGTGGCATCAGCAAATACGAATGTAAAAGTAGTCATTCAAAACCATATATTCGGCGTCAAAGGCGCTGGGTTAGCATAGGGATATTGAATCATGGCTATTTCACGTTCACAATTAGTTAAAGAGCTAGAACCGGGCCTCAACGCCCTGTTCGGTATGGAGTATGATCGTTACGAAGGCGAACATGCTGAAATCTTTGACACAGAAACTTCAGATCGTGCTTTTGAAGAAGAAGTTATGCTCGTCGGATTTGGGAATGCTCCCACAAAATCCGAAGGTGCAGGCGTTTCTTTTGATAACGCAAATGAAGCCTACACTGCTCGTTATTCACACGAGACTGTAGCGCTTGCATTCGCACTTACTGAAGAAGCAATCGAAGACAATCTTTATGATCGTCTTGGTGCGCGTTACACTAAAGCACTGGCCCGTTCTATGGCCCACACAAAGCAAGTAAAAGCTGCATCAGTATTGAACAACGCGTTCAATTCTAGCTTTACTGGCGGCGATGGCGTAGAACTTTGCTCTTTAGTTCACCCACTTTCAGGTGGTGGTACTTTCCGCAATGAGCCGTCAACTCCAGCAGACCTCAACGAAACTTCGTTGGAAAATGCTCTAATTGACATCTCAACCTTTGTGGATGAGCGCAATATGATCATTGCTCTTCGTGGGACTAAGATGATTATTCCACCACAACTGCAATTTATTGCGGATCGTTTGTTGGAATCAACTCTACGTCCGGGTACATCAGACAATGATATAAACGCAACTAAAAACATGGGTATGGTTCCAGAGGGTTACACTGTTAACCACTTCTTGACTGACCCTGATGCGTTTTTCCTCAAGACTGATGCTCCTAACGGCTTCAAACATTTTGAGCGCTCACCTATGCGCACAAACATGGAAGCTGATTTCGACACAGGCAACATGCGCTTTAAAGCTCGTGAGCGCTATAGCTTTGGCTTTAGTGACCCACGCGCTGTATTCGGTTCGCCCGGTGCATAAAGTTAGGTACATCTTGTAGCCACCCTACAAGTTGTCTTCCTAAGTCAGAGGCGGTCTTCGGATCGCCTCTTTCTTTTTGTAAGAATATAGTGTATTACTAGATTATCCCTGACAGTCGCATGGTGTGGCTGACTTAACCCTGACAGGAGATTCTCATGGGTAATTCTACATTTAGCGGTCCAGTACGCTCGGAAAATGGCTTTCAAGTTGTTTCCAGAAACGCCACCACAGGCGCAATCACAACTGTAGCAGATACAGCCTCAACAGGCATTGTTACTAACAAATATGTAAAACACGTTGGCTTTGCCACTGGAGTTACAGTAAACACAACAGCGGGTGATAGCCCGACTATCGGTGAGTTTACACAACCAGCGAACACAATCATCACTGACATTAAGATTTTTTGTGACGTTGCTCCGATTATTGGAGAAGGTGATATTGGTTACGAAGTTGGTACATCTTCTTCTGGCGCACAAATTGTTGCGACTCAGGCAGACGAAATACTAGATGCTGGTACAACCGTTGTTGTACACAACGTAACGCTGACTGCATTAGTTCTTCAGACGCAGGATGGCACAACAGCCCCAGCTTCCGTTCAATATACAGACACCGCAAGAACTATTTTCTGCAACATCACTAATACAGTTGATGCCACAACAGCAGGGTCGTTCACGTTCATCATTGAGTACGTTCAAATTGCGTAATTAATCTGGTGGGGTTAACGCCCCACCTTTTTTATAGGAGGCCAAAATGGCAGGATCAGACGTAACCCCAGTCATCATCAGCGATGAGGTGGCTTTAGACGCAGACGGAATTTCAGTTGCAGCGTCAGTTGGAAACAACGCGGCTCTAGTAATTGGCGGAGCTTTAGCTTCTGGCGGAAGTGTTACAAACGCTACTGCACGGCAAGTTACAATTTTGTCCGCAGGTAACGATTCATCAAAATCGTTTAATATAGTTGGCACAGATGTAAATGGTGCGGCACTTACCGAGAACCTCACTGGCGCTAATGCTGGAACAGCAACAAGCACTGGATATTTTAAAACTATTGCCAGCATAACCGCAGTTGGAAATCCAGCCGGTAACGTATCCGCTGGTATAAATGCCAATGCAGCGGGTGTAATTTTCGCTGGGCGCACTCGTTTACAAGGGTTTTCTTTTTACTCTGGCGGAACCGCTGGGAAAGCTAACCTACGGAATGGCGGTGTCACGGGTACAGAACTCATACAGTTTCGTTCAATTGGAACTGACAACGCTTCTGACGATCCGTTTATGCCAGACGAGGGTGTTTTGTTTGAAGACGGTTGCTTCGTTACATTTGTTGTTCCGCAATTCGACTTGATGATGTTCTATCACGCATAAACTTTAGGGCGATTTGATATGGCTAAGATCGACAAGTCCAAGATGAAGTGCAACAGCCCCAAACGACAGAAGTCTGGGGGCAAGAAATTTGTTGTGAAGGCTTGTGATAAGGGCAAAGAAAAAATAGTTCGGTTTGGGGATGCGAACATGACCATCAAGAAGTCAAACCCCAAACGCCGCAAGTCATTTCGTGCAAGGCATGGGTGCGATACAAAGAAACTTGACAAGCTCTCCGCTCGTTATTGGTCCTGTAGTAAGTGGTGATGAGATGAAATTTGACATTCATCAAACAGTTTCTTTTATCGTCCTCGGGCTGGTTAGCTGGGGCGCTTTGCAACTTTACCAAATGAATGCCAGCATGGCGGTGGTAACGTATAAGGTTGAAGAGAACCACTCTATGATAAAACCAATGTGGCAAGACTTTTTAATACGGAAGGCCAAGCATGACGTTATCCCGATCACAGATGTCGAAGCAGATATCCACGCCTCCAACAAGGAGAAGAACTAATGCCCAAAGACGCTTGTTACAAGAAGGTCAAAGCCCGGTACAAAGTATTCCCAAGCGCCTACGCCTCGGGAGCAATAGCAAAATGTCGAAAGGTGGGCGCGTCAAACTGGGGAGAATCTTCTAAGAAGCGCAAACGCCCTGTCACAAAGAAGCTAAAAGATGGGGGCTTTATCGCTCTGGGCTGTGGCGAGGTTGCAGAGAATAGACGCAAAGAGACAAGAACCTTCTGATGGCTGTTCGTAAATCAAAAAAAGGCGCGGCCCTCAAGCGGTGGTTCAAAGAAGACTGGGTTGACGTCAAGACGGGGAAGCCTTGCGGACGTAAGAAGGGCGAGAGCCGAGGCACTCCCTACTGCCGTCCAAGTAAGAGGGTAAGTTCGAAAACACCCAAGACGTCGAAAGAAATGACAAAGTCAGAAAAACGTAGTAAGATACGCGAGAAGAATAAATTAGGGCAACCTGCTGGCAAACCCCGTAGAGTTTCCGCTGCCAAACGTAAAACGAGGAACTACTAATGACAACATCAGATTCAAGAGACTTCAATCTCGACGTTGCTGAGATCATCGAGGAAGCGTTTGAGCGGTGCGGAATAGAAGTTCGCACTGGCTATGACGCTCGCACGGCCCGTCGCTCTCTGAACCTGATGTTTGCAGAGTGGGCTAATCGTGGTCTTAACATGTGGACCGTGAAGCAAAAGACGATAACCTTAACGCAGGGTCAGGCAACCGAGACGTTGCTTGCGGATGTGGTTGATATCTTGGAAGTAGTTCTGCGTCGAAGCAACACAGACTATGAGCTAGACCGGATCAGCCGTGGAGATTACGCTACCCTGCCTAACAAAACAACGCAGGGTCGGCCTAGCCAGTTTTGGTTTAACAGGCAGATTGCGCCTATCATCAACCTTTGGGCTGTTCCTGAAAACTCCACTGACCAGTTGGTCTACTACTATCTGCAACGGATCGACGATGCGGATACGTTGGTTAACACTACGGATATGCCCTTTAGGTTTTATCCCTGCATGGTTGCGGGATTAGCTTACTACCTG